TGTTGAAGGTAATCTACTTGCTGCACATCAAGAGATCGAAAAGCTCACGTTACTGCGTGAGCCTGGCCCGTTAAATGCCGAAGACCTACTCCAAGTGATTGCCGATAGCGCACGCTACGATGTCTTTGAACTCGTTGATAGTGCACTCCGTGGCGAATTACATCGCTGCCTAAAATCAAATTGCTACAGAGCTCAATGAAGCGACTGGGAAAAAGTCTTATTTCATTGAAGGTATCTTTATGCAAGGAGACATCAAGAATCGTAACGGGAGAATTTATCCTGCTGGGATTCTTGAGAATGAGATGAATCGCTATAATAAAGACTTCATCGAAACTAAACGAGCCCTTGGAGAACTTGGTCACCCAGAAACTCCAACCATTAATGGTGATAGAGTATCACACCTTATCACTGAAATGAAAAGAGATGGGTCCGACTTTGTTGGAAAAGCCAAAATTTTAAGTACTCCAATGGGAGAAATCGTTAAAACTTTCATGGACGAGGATGTTAAAATTGGGGTTTCAACAAGAGGCTTGGGATCAGTTAAACCAATGAAATCTGGAATTATGGAAGTTCAAGATGATTTTCACTTATCAACAGTGGACATTGTCACAGATCCTTCAGGCCCTAACTGTTTTGTAAACGGCATTATGGAAAACGCTGAATTTTATTATGACATTGCTTCAGGACACTGGCTACCGTCAGCTCCACAAGTAGAAGAAGTCATTGAAGAAATTCAAGAGGAAATTGAAAAAGAAGTCAGAAGAGTAGTTAGAAGGGTTGATGAGTCCACGGCAGCTAAGCTGTTCGAACGCTTTATTAATTCGCTTAGAAATTGATTTTTTAATAAATAGTAAACATATAGAATAGCTTAATTAAAAGGAGTAGAACATATGTCAAATGAGCTAGACGAAAAGTTCGTCGAAAAATCCGGCGGTGCAGGTGTTCCAGCAGCGGAAGTTGCAGAACCAGTAGCAGGTGCTGGCGGCGCAGTAAAGAAAAAGAAAGCAGATGTTAAAAAATCTGTTGACGGCTCTGCAGATAAAGTAGACGCTGTTACTCCAGGTCAAGGTGGCTCTGTTAAAGAGGACGCCGCGCCAGAAGTTGAAGCAGAAGAAATCGTTGAAGAAGTAATTTCTATCGACGAATCTATTGCAGCAATGTTTGAAGGCATGGACCTATCAGAAGATTTCAAAAACAAGGCAACACTTGTTTTCGAAGCTGCAGTAAATGAAGCTGCAACAGCCAAGGCTGACCTAGTTATCGCAGAAACAACAGAGCGTCTCGAAACAGAGATGAATCAATCTATTGAAGAAGGCGTTAATGGTATCGTTGATAACCTTGATTCATATCTCGACTACGTCGTAGAAGAGTGGATGAAAGAAAACGAACTAGCTATTGAGGCTGGCATTAAAGTAGAAATGGCAGAATCCTTAATGGACGGTCTTAAAGGTCTTTTTGAAGAGCACAATATCGAAGTTGACGCAGAGACAGTTGACGTGGTAAAAGGCTTGGAAGAAGAAGTTGAAAACCTTAAAGCCACGGCAAACGAAAAAATTACTGAAAATGTAGAACTTCAAAAGCATCTCGCTTCACTTAAAGCGGAAAGAGTTTTCGAAGAAATGACTGAAGATCTCACAATCACACAACGTGAGAGATTAAAAGTTCTTTCTGAAAAGCTTGACGCTGAAAATATTGATGAGTATAAGGCTGACTTAGGAACACTCAAAGAATCATTTTTTGCGAAACCTAAGGTAGTTGCTGAAGAAGTCGTTGAAGAAGAAATCCTCACAGAAGAATCAGAAGTTAAACAACCTGTTTCTGAGCATTCCTCAATTAACGCTATCACGGCATTCTTAAACTCGCGTAATTAATATTTCGGTAAAAACACATAATTATAAATATACCCAGATAGAACTTTATTAACCAAGGAGATAGACATCAAATGGCACAGTCAAACTATCAAGCGCTAGTGGAAAAATGGGGCCCGGTTCTCGAGCATGACTCTTTCACTGCAATTACAGATCAGCATCGTAAAAGCGTAACTGCTACGATTCTTGAAAACACAGAGAAAGCACTTATGGAATCAGGCGACATGTCTGCTTCAATGAGTTCACTTCTTTCAGAAGCAGCACCAACAAACGCTGCTGGAGCCGACGGCTTCACATCTGGTGCAACCGCAACTGGTCCAGTTGCTGGTTATGATCCAGTACTTATCAGTCTCGTACGTCGTGCGATGCCAAACTTAATGGCATACGACATTGCTGGCGTTCAGCCAATGACAGGACCAACCGGTCTTATCTTCGCAATGCGTTCGAAGTACACAAACCAAGCTGGTGCAGAAGCGTTCTTCAACGAAGCAAATACAGGCTTCTCTGGCGACGCGGCTAATCCAAATGGTACATCAACTGGTGCATCTGCATTCGGTGACGTTGTAACAGGTCAAGGCATGACAACTGCAGCTGCTGAAGCACTCGGTGACGGTGTTGGTAGCGGTTTTGCTGAAATGGCTTTCTCAATCGAAAAAGTTACTGTTGCTGCTAAATCACGCGCGTTGAAAGCAGAATACACTACAGAGCTTGCTCAGGATCTTAAAGCCGTACACGGTTTAGACGCTGAGACAGAACTAGCAAACATTCTACAGTCTGAAATCCTCGTGGAAATCAACCGTGAATTAGTTCGCTCAATCTATACATCAGCCGTAACTGGTGCAGCTAGTACAGCAACTCCTGGTACATTCGACTTAGACGTCGATGCAAACGGTCGTTGGTCAGTTGAGAAGTTCAAAGGCTTAATGTTCCAAATCGAACAAGAAGCGAACGCAATCGCAAAAGGTACACGTCGTGGTAAAGGTAACATGGTTATCTGTTCCTCTGATGTTGCATCAGCGTTGCAAATGGCCGGTGTACTTGATTACACACCAGCTCTTAACTCTAACTCACTACAAGTGGATGACACAGGTAACACCTTCGCCGGTGTACTTAACGGTCGCTACAAAGTGTATATCGACCCATATGCAGGTGCAAACTACATGGTTGTTGGATATAAAGGTTCAAGCGCATTTGATGCTGGCCTATTCTACTGCCCATACGTACCGCTACAAATGGTTCGTGCAGTTGGTGAAAACAGCTTTCAACCTAAGATTGGCTTCAAAACTCGTTACGGCATGGTTGCAAATCCATTCGCTCGTGGCGGCGCAGCAGCTAACGATGGCGCGATCACTAACAACACTAACCAATACTACAGACGAGTATTGGTCAGCAACTTGTTCTAAAAATAAGATACCGGTTAACGGTACTGAACTGGGGAGCTTTCGGGCTCCCCATTTTTTATTCTGTAATGTATGACATAAGAATATGATTACGACCTTCAGGCGTTATCTGTTCATCAAAAATCCTTATAGATGTTGTCAACATAGCTGAGGCTAACATAAGGATTTCATTTGAGTCATCACACATCATAATTTGTCGGTCAATAGGCTGAGTAAGTTCAGCCATTCTTTGCATGATCTCCAAATCTTTTTTGTCTCCTGATTTCATTACATTCCTAACGCATCCATATAAAGTTGAGTCATAGCGTTTTCGTTTTCAACATCGTCGCGATTACGTTTACGAATTGAAACAATTTTACGAATGATTTTTGCTTCGTAACCTTGGCCTTTAGCTTCAGCTAAAACCTCTTTAATTTGGTCAGATACTTCAGCCTTTTCAGACTCTAGGGTTTCCACGCGTTCAATAAAGGCGCGTAGCTGATCAGCTGTTACTGATTCGAATGAAGTTGGATTCTGTTGCATTAAATAATCTCCTGCAGTTGTAAATTTCAAATCACCCATGCCGTTAAGAGCTTCATAGCGTGGGTATCCCTTTTCAAAGACTGGGGCTTCCATTAGAGTTTTCCTTCTTTTCGCATTTGTTGGCGAATTTTAGTTGCACTGATTTCATGGATATTTTTACCAAGATCGTGTTCGGTAAAGGTATAACCTACACCACGACCATAACTGATGTCTACAATATTAGGCACTTCCATAATGATGTACTCATGCCCATCGTGGTATCCCTCTTTTTCAAGGGCTTCCTCTATATTGTCGATAACGTCAATCATTCCAAATGGATTATCGTTTTGTGATGCTGTTCGTCCTGCACCAGCATCGCCGTCAAAGTTAAACACGTCACGTATCATAATAATAACTTGACCGGTTTCAGCGAGTGCCCGTTTAAACAACTCTGTATGACCGTCATGCCAAGGTTGCCATCGGCCTAACATTTGTGTGGTTGGTTTTTTCCAATCAAATTGTGGTTTGTCAAACATTATGTTCCATCCTTAAATGCCGTTCTATAGCATTAGCTAGAGTTTCATCCGTATCATTGTACCATTTAGATACACGATAATTTACTACTGAAGGTTTTTCAAACAGTTTGTTTGTATCAGCAAACCGGCCTTCCTGAATAGTATCCATCCACACTGTATAGTCAGCATCAAAGATATTACGAGTTTCTTCAAGTGGACAGACAAAATCGCAAATAACAGTTCGTTTCATTTCCTTTTCGTAATCAGCAATCCCTTTCATACGATAAGCTTGACGTAACCGAGCGGCCTCACTGAATTCCCAGTCATTTGCCATTTCACGAATTTTGTCTGCGTTGAACCAAGCACAATTTAGTCGTGCTTGAAGTTGCTCAGCCAGCCAGGTCTTTCCAGAACCTGGCAAGCCGAAGATTAATATTTTCATTTAAAAATCTCCTGTGATTTTGTTTTTACGCATCAGCCATTTCTAGCGCTAGGTCTAGGGCTTTGATGTTTCTGTTTGCGTTACCACCAAACCACGCTGAACTCATGCGGGTATCAGCCGAACGACCCAGTTTGTGGTTTGTCATATAGGTAACAGCATTGTATGCATTCCACCATGAACCTGGACGGAAGTTGTCTCCAGGTTGGTCTTCTACATAACCCATAGCTTGTTCAGCTGTCCGTGAAAGGTCTTTGTTATCACGACTGCTTTCTCCAAAGATGTCACCAAAATACTTGATAAGCTTTTCACGATCGTATTGTTTAGAACCAAGAAACTCTGCCGCTTCTTTAAACTGACCAACTTTATTGTGTGAAATACCAAGAATTTCTTTTACCTTATCGGCATCGAATTGAGAACGGTGGTTAATCCGAACACCAACACGATTGTTTTCGTTCAAAGCAACGGCCAAAGTGTTATTGCAAACTACACGCTCCATAACAAATTTAATGTCGATAGCTTTGCCGTACTGGTGAGGATTAGAAAAGAGCAAATAGCCTTTTACTTCGTCACCATTAAATAATGAAAAACCATCTTTAACATCGGCCAAAGCCCAGATTAAACGACCGTCTTTTAAAGAACCCGCGGTATCCATTTCCATGTCACCATTAGATACAAAATCTGTAAAGAAGTCAAAAGCTTCTGAGTTTTGTACAGGGTTCCAACCTGGTCCAACTTGTGTAAGAATTTTACTATCAGTTGAACGTACCAAAGCTTGCTGGCCGGTTTCATACATGTCACCTTTGTGACGATAAACTGTATTGACTTTTTCTACTTCCCAGTCAAGACCAGCAACTTCCATCATTTGCTGAGGAGTCATGTCGTCTGAAACTGGAACACCTAGTCCATGCCAAGGTTTACCCGCTGATGCGCGGTATGCCATTTGTGCTTCGCCGTTTACGATTTCAAGTTCGTGTGCCATAATATATATCCTAGTTTGTTTTCATTTGATAAGATTAATATAACATATCTATAATGGAATGTCAACAGTTAATTTCATTTTATTTCAAGTTTTTTATGCGACAGTTTTGTGACCTATTACAGTTTCTACATATCCATTACCATACTCATCAGCAATAGCTAATATGAGTTGATCACGTGATTCTGTATCCATACGTTCGATTCTTGCTATAGCACCGTCAATGTCATTAGAATCAATCATATACTGCACTGCCTTAAAATTAACAATATCAGCGTAGTACACATCTACAAGCCACTCTGCATGTACCGCTTCGATATGCCAATAAGTTTCATCGATAAGTTTCCGAATAGACATGTTGTTTCCTTATGCAACTTTTTTCAAATTAATTTGAACTTCTTCAAATGCCATGATTTCTGTAGCTACAAACCATGCGTTGCCATCCCATACATAAGCATACTCAGCACCAGTATCATTAAAAGATTGTTTCAAAAAGTGCGCGATGTTTTCA